TTTAAAAAATTATTTTGAGCTTTAGCCATTAAATTCTAGTGTTTTATCCATTTAGACTTACCGCGCATAACTTGAACTATTTCGCTAAGCTTAATATTAGAAAGTCTTATTTTAGCGTTTCTTAGCTTTGCACTTCTATCTCTTTTTAGTCGAATTACATCACTTGGGCTTTGGCCAGCTCTAACAGATACTATATTATATAGTATAGACGCGTACAGGGCATCCTCTGCCATTTTAGGCACTTTAGAATCACTGTCATAAGCTAAACCATCTGATATATATTCTAGCACTATTAGTTTGTTTACTAAGTTACTAGAAAAAGATATTTTACCTTCTCTGTTGTTGAAATTAAAATAACCGTTTCTTTGAGCGTATTGAGGCACTATACCGTATTGCTGACCATAAGCGAAATTATCTAATCCGTAATAATTAGCCCAATAAAGATAGTCGTCAAAGTTTTCAAACAACTCTTGGCTTATTATTTTAGTGTTTGCGCTTTTCCATCTATCTTCCGTCAATGAAGTTCCTTCTAAATTAGAACCAAAATTATCTTGAACAGGAACACCTTTGTCATCTTGTACTAAATTCTCGTAAGGGCTAATTGTTAAATTGTTTGCAGGATAAATAGGTCTTTTAACTCCTAATTCATCTATGTAACACATGCCTACATAATTAACATAATCTTGCGGAAGTGGTAAACTTAAGCTAGCAGGCACAGTAAGCTCTTGAGAGTGTATACTTTTTAAAGTATCATAGCTAAATTCTTGTAAAGTTCTTTTAGCAAAAAACAAAACATCAGATTTTTTAACACTTTGAAGTATTTTACCATCGCCAACATATCCAACCATAAAATTATCTATAGCGTCGTTTAGGCTTATATATTCATATCCACCGTAGTTTTCTTCTACTGTTTCGCCAAAAGCATTTTGATTTCCGTAATTACCACCATCTAATGTTTTTAATTGAATAACAATGTAAGGCGTAGAAGGATTATCATCAAAAGGAGCATTTGTAAAACTTATAGTGTTATTAGCAATAGTGTATCCAGATGTAATTTCTGTAAAACTCCCTGGCAAACCTGTTTGACTTTTGTAAAGCTTAAAATTATTTAACGCGTAATCTGTGTTTGTAGGATCTTCTGATCCAAATACTAAATTAGTTTCAAATGTAGCTATAAAATCTTTTTGAGCGGTTACTGCTAAAAAAACTTGAGCACCTTGATAGTATTGTTGATTTGTTTCTGTTACTAAACTCATTTATTTAAGATTTTAAATTCGCTTCAACTGATCTTGATTCTTGTTCCGCAACTTGTATAATAGCAGGATCTTTTATTATAATACCACAGTATTTAAGTATATTAGTTATAATGTTAGTTTTTTCTGAAATATCTAATTCAAAATCTGCAGATTGACCAGCGCTATATAAATATTGACCTTGAGGACCTACAATAAAACCGAACTTAGGCGCGCTAGGTTGTATTAAACAGTTTACATTTAAAAGATTAGGTGTTGGAAAAACTTTTATTATCAAAGATCCAATTATAGCTTCTCCAGTGCCTGAAGCATGAGATGTAGTGCAAATTGGGTATTTAGAAGTAGGTTTTGTTAGTTTTGATCTTATTATTTTTTCATAATCTTTTTTACTAACTAATTGAGTTATAGATTCAAACTGTGGCTGACCTGTGTAAGTTGATATTATTTCTCCTAATTTATAAATAGGTAGCCCAGCATACCAACATAATTCAATATTATCATAACCGAAAGGAACAACTCTTTCAAAAGGGTATAGTTTATAAGCTATATCTTTAAACACATTAAAAAACTCAGTATCATTTTGTGTGTTTCTTTGGTTAGCTCTATTTACTTGATTTCCATCAGGAAAATATGATTGAAATATTTCATCTTGTACTTGTGTTGCTAAACTATTAAATTCAGCTGGCGTAATGTAACCTCTTTGTTCTTTGTTTATAATGTACAAGACTGTTTGATATACTGTATTTACGTTTACCGCCATATTAATTTTTTTTAATACTAAAAAGGCGGCCGAAACCGCCTTATAGTAATATCACTTGTTTTTATAGTTTTTTCTCTATAGATTTATATATTTCAACACCTTCGTCTGTTTTTAAGAAAGCAGCAAATGCTGAATAAGGATTTTCATCAAAAGGTACGTTCATTAATTTTCTACCATTTGATCCCCAAGTAAATGTTCTTTGATCACCTGATAAGTTAATTATACCAGCTTCTGCAGCTCTAATAGCTGTGTTTCTTAATTGAACATTATCATCGTTGGCCAAACTAATGAATAATTCAGGATTATTTCTAGCAAATAAAAGTAAATCTCTTTTTATTTCTTTAGAACTCATACTGCTTACTTGAGAACCTTTTTCAACTCTTAATATAGCTTCTGCTTGATCTATGTCTATATTTCTAGCAGCATTTAAAGCGTCTATTTGAAGATCTAAAATATCTAACTCATTAGTAGCTTCTTGAACAGCGCTAAATTCTTCATACATCCTACCTTTCAATGGATGATATAAAGAAAGTAATTTTTGTAAATTTTGTTTTTCTTTAGGTACTTTTAAGTCACCGTTTTTAAAAACTATATGACCAAGAGTTGCTTCACCTTTTTGTTCTTCTGCAAAAGGTGAATCTTGATTAGTAGCATATCTTAATTCTCTTTGTTTACCTGTTTTTTCATCAAAATAAAGCAAAGAGTGTTTTTTAGTATGCTTGCTAGGTATTGTTAATGTCAAAGGATTTTTACTTCCTTTTAAATAATAAACTCTATCTTTAATTTCCCAACTAGGTTTTGTTGGTTTAAGTGGCGTTTTTGTAACCACTTCTTGAGGTGCAACCTCAACAGTTGTTTCTGCTTTAGCTTTTTTAGCCATAATATAATAAAATTAAATAGTTAATAAAAAACCCCAGGGCTACGCTCACATTGTAGCCCCGTGGGGTTAGTTTAAGGTAATTAGATACCTTTGAAAAGTACAAAATTGTTAGCAGCCTGTACAACTAAACATCTTTCTGATAAGAAGTTTACTTCCATAGCATCAAGAGTAGATGTAAATGCGCCACCAGCAGAACCAGTTAACCAAGACTTCATGCGTCGATCGTCAGCTTGTGAAGCTCTGTATCGTACGTGCAAGAAAGGTCTACGGATATTAGTTCCTAGTACTTGATCGTATACTGTAGATGTTCCAGCAGGTATTAATACACCTTCGATAGAATTAATTCCATCGATAGCGCCACGAGTTGAAGCATCGTTTAAGTATTTCCAATCTGTTTTATAGAAATCATATGAACCTCTTCTAAAACCGCTGAACCCTAAGTTCAATGCCATTTCTTCTGAGTTTTCAAACAATCCAAAAGCAGTACCGCCAGCAGTTCCGCCAGAAATTGAAGCTAGCATGTCATCAAAATCCAAAGCAGTTTGTCTTTGTAAGAATAACATATTTTCTTCAATAGCACCTTGAGTATCTAAGTTTTTCAAAATATCATCAAAGTCATCTATTCCAGCAGCAGCTGTAAATCCTACTTGTACATTACCACGTGCTTCAATAGCGGCGAATAAACCTTCGCTACCTTTTCCAGTCGTAATAGGAGATGCAGCTCCAACTTTTTCAGCTTCAACCATAGACATTTCTAAGTAATCTTCAAAACGTAGTCTTGTTTCAGACTCAGCTTTCAAGTACCATAAATATCCAGAAGCACCGTCTTCTGTTGCAACTTCAACCCAACCAATTTGAGCCATATCAGAACCAGATACTACGTATTGGCTTTTTAGGATAATTGGTGAATTAGAAAATTGTGTAAAAGAAGGATCAACACTTACATATTGATTTCCAGTATTAGCACCAGCCGCTGTAGCAGGATCAACTTTTTGGCCTTTTTGATATTCAGAACCATATACAAACACCTTAATAGCTCCGCTAGTAAAAGTATTCAAATTACCTAAAGTATAAGGTTGAATAGTTATAACGCCAGTACCGGTATCAGAAGCAGTTACTAAACATTTTTCTTCAGCACCAGTTGCAGTATCTAGAACAACAATAGTAGATCTAGGTGAAATAACGTTTGCTGTACCCGCTACATTGTCAACTTTAATAGTTAAGTTAGGAGCGCCACCAGGCAAAGTACAATCATCATATGAAATGTGTAATCTATTTTGTTCAGACCAAATTACTTGATCAGATGTCATTGGCATTTCAGCGCCAACCATGCGTAAGAAGCCTGATAGCGTTCTGTTTCCATAACGCTCTACTTCTTGCTCATAAATCTCAGGCAAATACTGCTGTGCAAACGAATCTCCACCGTTTCCAGGTCCAGCAGCTCCAGCGCCATCGTTAAATTTTAGGTAATTACTATTTAATAGCTCTTGAGTAGGGCTAGGAGTAATTTTACCAAATTGAGGAGTTAAACTCATAATTTTAATTTTTTATTAGTTAAATTTTCTAGTTTTTATTTTTAGTTTTGTAGCATCAGCGCCAGAAATAGCTTTAACCTTAAATCCGTTAATAAATACATCACCTTGACTAGTCCTAGCTTTAGTGTCAGTAAGGTTTTTTGATTTATTTACAACTTCTTTTACAGCATCTGCTTTTCCTTGCTCATAAAAATGAGCTGCGATTTTATCTACATTTTCAGCAGCATACATAGCTTTGTGATAACCAGAAGTGTCCACAACATTACCCTCATCATCTAAGAACTTCTTAATTAGATTGTTAATGTTAGACTGGTTTTCTGCAACTTTATCAACATTTTGAATATTATACTTGTATTTCTTTTCACCAACATTGATATCAAAACCTTTGAAATCATTGCTAAAAAGTTTTTTTGTATTGTCTTTAAATAATTGATGCTGTTGCTCAGCTTTTTCTTGTTGCTTATTGTATCTATTGAAAAAATCCATAGCTTTTTGTTGTTCCTGAGTAACGCCCGGTCTCAACTTGATCTCGTCGTAATACTTACTCTTTGTTTCTTCCAAAAAGTTTTTGGCTTTTGCAACTTCTTCTTTAAACGCAAGTTTCTTTTTTCTTACGTCTTTTTCCTCATCTATATCTTCGTCATAATCAAATTCTTCTAAAAGAAGATCAAGATCTTCAGAGTCTAAATAAGGTTTATTTTTTTTGTAATACTCTTTAATAAGAGTTTTATCATCTACATTACTATAGTCGGCATTTAGCCTAGCATAGTCTTCTATTGTACCACCAGTTTCTTCCATAAAAGCAACTAGCTTTTCAATGTTTTCAGGCAATGGTTTGCCTAATACTTTTTCATCTTTTATAGCTTCTTTAACCTCAGCTTCAACTTTTTTTACCTCGGCTTCAGTTACTTCTTGGATCGGAGAAAACCCTTCAGTAGTCTCGTTGGACTCTTGTACAAGTTCTCCCACCTCTGCGCTATCTCCGGATGGTTTTTCCATAGATACCTCCTTTGTTTCTCCGATTTGAATGGCATCTTCTTCTTTTTTTGGAATTACTATTTTTTTAACTTCTGGCTCTAATTCAACCAAAGGCTCTTTTGGATTAACGTTTATTTTAGTAACGTTATTTTTTGTTTCGTTAAATTTTTTAGGTGTTTTCTTTTTTAATTTAAAATCACCTTCTTGCTTTACAGCTTCTTGTGTTTGTTCTGACATAATATAATATAATTAAATAATTAATATAGATTACATAAACGCTTGCGCGCCTTGCTCCGATTGTTGTTCAAAGTTTAAAGGCATACCATCGTTTTTTCTTTGGCTTATCATTTCACTTTGTTGCGTACCTTCCATTTTTATACGCCTGTCTTTTCTATCTTCTTTTTCTTGTTCTTTTTGCTGTTGACTCTGTAGTTCTGCTTGTTTTAACTGCATGTCAAATTGATGTTGCATTTGCATTTTTTGTTGATCAAGCTGGGACTGTATTTCCATTTTTTTAATTTCCATTTCAGTTCTAGCTTGTTCGTATTGAACTTTAGATCCTGATATTGCTTCTTGCTTTTGAACTTCAGCCATAGCTGTTTTTTCAGCAGTTTCAGCTTGAGCAGCAGCTTGAGCTTTTATATTAGATTGTTGTACTTCTATATCTTTAGCTTGCTTTCTTTTTCGCTTAATTTTAAGCATTTGATTTGCAAGCTTGATGTTTTTTATTTGTCTTAAGTCTATTGCATCATCTAAATCAATATTTCCAGCTTGCAAAGCTACTTGTATATTTTGTTCTAATTTTGCTTGCTCTTCTTCATCTGGTTCAAGTTCTAAAAATATACCAAAATCATGTAGATTTAAATCTTCTATTTGACTTAAAGTTTCAATATTAAATGCAGATATAGAGTTTTTTAAAGATTCAGCTGTTAATGGAAACTCTAATGCGTCTGATATCTTTAAAGCTATATTTTCAGCTAGTCTAAGAGTTATATATAAGCTAGATTGATTTATATGCTTTGTTGCTGTGTTAGAAGCAGTAGCAGCTAGTTTTTGTAAACCTACTAATGTATTTCGATCAGGTAAGCTACCATCTCTTGCTTCGTTTAACCCAGTAACATCACGTATCATTTGTAAGTAATATTGATATGTTGTTATTAAGCTTTGTATTTTAGCGCCACCGCTACTCGTTTGTAGTTCTTGAATAGGTACTTTACCTCTATTTAATTCACCATCTTGAGTTAAAGATCTACCCACTATAGAACCTGTTTGAAAATACATGTTTAAAGCTTCTGCTGGATTATAGTTAGTGCCATTGCCTAAATCAACTTCTGCTAAACCGTCCATATCTAAATAAACACCATCTGGCACCATACGAGCTAAAACTTGTTGAAGCTTTAAATGAGTTATTTGTATCATATCTGCAAAACCAATACACTTGCTAACTAAAGAATCAATACGGCCTTTATACATTCTAGGCGCACATATAGTATAGTTCATTTCAACTTTAGTAGTATCTGCATAAGGACGAGACATATTTTCAGCTAATTCCCACTTTAACATAGTATCAGTTCCTAAAACTTTAGCACCGCTGTATAAAACTTCTATAGATCTTGAAACTCTTTCAAACATATCGTTTTCTGGCGGATTAAAAGTATCTGGTTTTTCTATAGCTTTTAACAAGCCTTGATCAGTTTGTTTTATTTTAAAAACTTGATTGTGATATGTTTTGTAATCAAAATACAAAACTTGAACAGTGTTTTCATCATAACCGCCATAACCAGTAATATACTGTCTATTACCAGGCATAGCTTGTATTCTTTTTAACTCTTCTTCAGATATATTAGGAAACTCTTTTTTAAGCTCTGGTATTGTTATATTTTTAATTTCTCCTACATAGTATATGTCTTCAAAATTAGGATCTTCTGTGTAAGAATAAACCATATATGCTGGGTCAACATATTCTACAGTTACACCATTGGCCGTGTTAAAATTTGTTTTCGCTGCAGCAATACCGCATACAGTTAAATCCATATTTAACCTACGTCTTATTAACTGATATTTGTTTTTAGCCATTACAGACGTAATAGCTTCTTCTTCTGCTATTTCTATAGCCTGCTTATAGCTTAGTTGCATATGAAGTTCTAATTCCTCTTCAGATTCAGGAATTACGTCTGGATTAGGAGTTTGATACAAGTCAATGCCTAAAGTATTTTTTATACTTTCAATATATTTTTTAGCTAACATATCTTCATACATTTTAGAAGCATATGAAGTTCTTTTTTTAACAGAAGAAGGATCTTGAGCATAGGCTTTTATTTCATAAGCTTTTTGAGATATGCCGTTAACTACTATATCTACAAACTTAGAAAGTATAGGCACTGGCTTCCAATCTAAATTTAAATAAGATAAATCACCATTTATAGATAATTCATCTTTATATTTTTGCACAGGTTGCTCTCCTCTAGCATATAATCTCAACGTATTGAAGTTATTGAAATTAGTTAAATACCTATTACCATTAACTCTACCTGATCTAAACCACTCATACTCAATAGCCATAGCTACTTGACTGCCGTACTCTATGCTAGATTTTTCTGCATCACTAACTACTTGACTTGGAAAAGCGCTATTTGAATTAGTATATATATTCATTTAACTTATTATTTTTGATGTAATTCCTCTATTGTCGTATCTTTTAATACCTAAATTTACAGGTTTTAAATTAATTTTATTAACTGGAGAGTATCTATGCTTATTACAAGCCATAAGAGCTAAACCAGAACTAATAGAAGCATCGTGTTTTGTTCTATTATTTATGTTAAATTTTGACCAGTCTTCAAGCGTTTTTTGAAAATACATATCGCCATAGCCAGTTTCTTTTAATCCTACGAAATTTTCAATATAAGTTTCTATAGCAGAAGCATGAGCTTGCTTTATATCTTCACTTGAGTTTGGTATACCACCTATTTCTTTTTCTGTTACAGATAATTTATTATATTTTTTATCAGGTCTATTCATAGCAAAACCTCTATAGCCTCTTTTTTTAAAATAATACAATAATCTAGGTTTGTTATTTTCTGCTAATATTGGCATGCCGTAAAAAACACAAGCCATTAAAACATCTTCAAAAAATATTTCAGCTGTTTGTGGTCTTGCTATATATTCTAAGAAAAAATGATTTGGTGGTGCATTTTCCATGCTAAATTTTGTAAGACCGTGCAGTGAACCTTTTGAACCTCTTTTGTCAACAGTTCCTGATATATCATAAGGATCACAGCCAAACGCACCCATATGCTCATTGCCAGGATACATAGTATTGTATTTACTATATCTTCTATTTTGAACAGCTTGATCTGGTATCCAAGTAATATTAAACCTACCGCTTGTGTTAGGAGTAAAAATTACACTAGTATCTTTTTCACCATTATACCAACTAAAACTACCTCTAGTAATGTTTATAGAGTTTTTTAAATCTTCATTAAAATCTATTTGCTCGTATATCTTAGTTAGATTAAATAAAGAATCTTTTGACTCATCTCTAAACGCGTGTTTTGTTGTTCTTGGAAACTGTCTATAAAATTCATTTAAAGCATCTTGATCTTTCTTTAAACCTGCTACTTCATTTTCCCAATACTCTATAACACCTTGCTCAATTGTTTCGCCTTGCGGGCCGCTAATTTCTTTGCTTGGGGTGTCGAATACAGGTAAGCCATAAGAATCGATGTATCCTTCGTAATTCCATTCCATAGGTATGAACAAGCTATATAGTCCAGAGCGAGTTTGTCCATTTGCATTTCTTTGAGTAACATCTGAGTCATTATATAGTTTTTTAAAGTTATCACCTCCTTTGTCTAATGAGTTGCTTGTTGAACCCATCATGCACTTACCTATAACTCTACTACCTAATCGTAGACACGTTTTCGTAACGCGCCAGTTGTTGAGTATGTTCGTCGGCCGCTCCCATTTACCGCTTTCATCGTGTACGAGTAGTTTGAGTTTTTCACCGTCATACGAGTTGTCGCCTGTATTTTTCCAGTCGATCGTAGTGTCGAGGCCATCGATTTCTTGAAGTTGCTGGTTTGTTTCAAGCTTCTTGCGGGTAAATTTACTTGCTGGTACTCTGTACGCAAGTTCTGTTTTTGGCCTGTCCATACCGTCCTGTATCGGTTTGAAAAAGAACGGGTAATTAACGGATATTGGTACCACCTTATCAGTAAACATTTTCTTGGCGTCAGGGCCAGATTTTGATAATATCCCAAACCTAGAGTCGCTTGATATGGTCGCCATATTAACAACCTC